TGCAAGTTGGCCTTGATGCGATTCTTTTCGGCCTCAATCAGGGGAAAATCCGCCCCGAACACCTCCTGGAGGTTTTTGCTCTTTGCATTCCAGTAGGCAGCCAGCCCCGCTAGGTCAAGGTTGCCCATTTCGGCGGATACTGATTCAAGGGTAATCTCCGGGGCTTCCCCTTGCTGCTGATTACCGCCACAGGATTCCTTTAGCCAGGTTTTATGTAGGTTCGCCACCTTGCCCACCAGGTTTTTAAGCACCCCGGCGCTGACCTTTTTAATGTCGGTATACCCAGTAAACTGCTTGCCGTCCTTGCCCGTAAAGGCGGTGAGTTTCTGTAGCTGCGACTTGGCCTTTTCCACAGATTGACCGTTCATCTCAAGGAGCTGCTGCCAGGTTGATTCGGCCTGGCCGCTTTCCTCTTCGCTGCGCTCTACCGCCCGGCCCCCGAAGTCTACTTTCTGCATATTGGCCGCCTTTATTTTTCCGATTGACAGGCGTTCAATATCTTCTGGAGTAAGTCCCCGAATTCCGGCGAATCGCCCAACTGCGTTTACTATGAAATCTGAGTCCGCATTTTTAATAACATTTCCCTCGTCAATATCATCAGCAGGTACGGACTCTTTATTTTTCGTTGCAAACAAGGGCTTTGACGCCCGGCAGAAACCTACGACATTAAGGGTCTGCCCTGCGCTGAATCCTACATCTGCGGTGACCATATACTGATAATACCCGTTGGGGAGTTCTTGCCGCTCCCGCTTCAGGTTGAATGCCTGTAATCCCAAAATCCGATATATAGACTCTGACCGGGGGGCTGACAACCGGACAACCTTGCCGTAATTAAACCAGTCGTGCGCCTCGGTGTAATTAATAACCTCTTGAACCATCTTTTTGTGCAGTTTGAACCGGGATAATGCCCCAACGTACATCTCAGTAGCGACCGGAACTTGAGCCTCATCTGCTCTCGTTGCTGGCAGCATTTCCCCGTCAAAAATTTCTTGTTTTTCGCTCATACTATCCCTCTTGACTTCCCCGCTCGCCGGGGATATTATTAATTATTGTTTTGTTTCACCTTGACGCTGCTGGCTTCACCCGGCAGCGCCTTTTTCATGCTAAATTCCTTCTCGATTGCGCCCACGGCCCCTGCAATTGCAGGCAAATATCGGCTGCCCGCAATCCGGGCAACGGCACACGCTTTGCGCCTGCTGCAATGCCCGCAGCGGAGACAGGAGTAGCTCCTCTGCGAACAACGCCATCTCGGCGGTGGTGAAAAACTTATGCGGCTTAAGCTCAGCATCAAACACAATTTTGCTGCCCCCGTGGTAGTCATCTCGGTTTACGGGCAAATTGTAAGCCGTGGCCTCACTTACATGTAAATCAGATAAATCAGATATTCGCATATTACTTGACCTCCGCCGCCCGCTGCCGGGCAATATGCTCTTGCGCCGCCTCTATTATTTGCGCAGACAGAGACCTGTTCTCTGCTATAGCTATTTTCTCCATGCTCAGCTTCAGACTGAGCGGGAACCGGCTACCTACCCGGCATAGCGTTTCCATTTTTTTTGGTTCAGCTTTTTTCATCTTAGTTCCACCTCCCTTTAGTAATATCCGAATACGTTTTCCATAATCCCCAGACGAAAAAAATAGTTAGGGTAAAACAAAAAACAGTTCCACATATTTTAATAATGCTAACAAGCACAGTGTCTAACATTTTTTATTCCTTTTCATTTTGATTATCCCCTTGTGGCAGGCGGTGAGGTGGCCGCCGTTCGGGAGCGCTCCCTAGCCACAATCAGCGGCGGAAGCGCTCTGAGAAGTCAGGCCAAATGCTTTTTCTGGATGGGTCGCCTCATTTATGGTTTGGTATGGAACCTTGCACTTTGATTCTCTGTACCGATGACGTTACCGGCTTTTTTATCCGGCAACGGTTGCCCCAATAATCGCCGTGCGTACTCTTCCATGTCCACGGGCGGTTCCTGCCTGCATATCTCATACAAGGTAATTCGCTTAGTGCGGGGGTCAATCCTGCCAACCGCCATGACCCGCTTATCTGCTCTCAACTGAGGCGGGGCAAAGAACGTTTCAGTTTTGCCACCTTCTACCGCCAACTTTTTATCGCCCCGGAGTTTGTCCAGTAGCGTCATGTTTCCTCCTTTGCCCTTTCGGGCGTTAAGTTATTTGCCAGTTTTGGCAATATTATGGTTTTTCAGCAATGCCACGACTTTAGTGCGGCCATACTTGGCCGCCATTGTCAGCTTATCGTACACATTTGCCAGCGTTATGCGTGGCCTCTAAGGATACAATGGCCTTCTCTGTTTCCCTGAGCGTCTCCGTGTTAACCGGGGGCCGCTGGAACTTTTCGGCTACGGCTTCCGAGATTTTGTTTTGCTCCAAGAACAGAAACACATCCGACATTTTCAGCCCAAGCGCCCCCACAATTTTTCTCACAGTCTTGATAGTCGGGTTTTTAAGTCCGTTAGTTTCTATCTTGGACAGATGTGCTCGTTTCAGCCCGCAAGATTTTTCAATATTCCTTTGCGCCAGCCCCGACCGCTTTCGCAACTTCCACAATACGTCCCCGATTTCCATTATTTTCCCCCATAGATAAAAAACAATTGCCAGACAATTGCGGTAACAATTGCCGTAATGAGTATCGCCAGTGCCCACCGCCAGCGGCGTTCAACCTTACGTTCATTGGCGTCTACACTAGCGTAATAATCATCATAATCATCGTACATTTTTATCCCCTTTCATCCATCGCCCGCCCATTTTTGTAGCTGGCAATCTTATCCCTCACCATCTTTGCCAGCAGGTTTGATAGAGACCGCCCTTCGGTCTTCGTTATCGCCATTAAAATTTCATAGTCATCGGCTGGTATCCAGCCGGACACCTGTCGCCCCGGTTCAACAACCCCGGATGGCCTTCCTTTTTTGTTTTTCCCCATGCGAATGACCTCATTTCTTGCCCTTACGGGCGTTAAGTTATTTGCTTGCCGGTTTTGGCAATATGGTTTTTCAGCAATGTCACAACTTCAGTGCGGCCTCCCCTGGCCGCCAACTTTGGGTTTAATCACGCTCAGATGGGAACTCGTTCAGTTGTATAGACCTTAACGCTTTAACATAATTATCAAAATATCCCCAAGCACTTGGATAAGGTTTGACTAAATGTAACTGAGCATTGCCCAAGATTCGGATTAAATTAGCTTTTCGCTGATCGACCTTCCCTTTTTTATCTGTCAAATCTGCTCTTCCATCATTTATCAAACGTTCTGCGTACCACATGCTTTTCTCCTTTGCCCTTGCGGGCGTTAAGTTGTTGCAATCACCATAACGCAAATAAATTAAAATATCCGCACCCCATCCCCGGAACCGGAGCCGAAAACGAAACCAGACTCCTCGCACCCCGTCCCCGGTGAGCTTTGTTTAGGCTCGCTGTGAAGCTCTCTTATAATTTTGATCAATTTATTTATTTATTTATTGCAGCCTTCACTTCTGTTTTTTCCTTCGGCAGGTAACTCTACCCACCCCAGGTGCCAGTACCTGGCCTTATACATCAGCTCCTTTCTCCAGTATTTTTGGAGTTCCTTGCCCCACATTATGCGAAGTTCTTTCGCATTTTCTCTTTGGGGAACTTCCAGCTGAAGTTCCCTTATAATTGAAATCAATTTTTTACAGCTACGGCTTAGTGATATATAGTAAAAGTTTCTTCCCCCTCCCCTGGACACAATGTCCTGGGGCTTCCCTTCGATTTCTTTTATAGCTTTGGAAAAGCTATAATATCCGATCGTCTCCCCTCTTTCTAGTCTTTCCCAGGCGGCCACCGCCCTGGCTGACAGTTTTAGTCCCTGGCGCTTCGCTTGCCAAGTTTGAGCTCTGGTAAGACTTGAAGGTTCTGCTGCTGGTACGTATTTCATAATAATAGCCTCCTCTGGCTAACTCAAGATTGAGCAGGGCAGGCGGCGAGGTTATCCGCTTTTCGGTGATGACCCTAGCCCTGCGCCGCCGACCGCCACTCCGCCGCAGCCCACACAATTGATATATCACCACAGCCAATACAACCGCCGCTAACAGGGCAAGAACAACCAGCCTTGCCCGCCGGTATATTTTTTAACTCAAGGTATTATTTATTCTTTCTCTGCTTTCATGACAGGCTCCTATTGATTTATATATTTCTTTGGCAATCTCTGCCTGTGGAAATAAACGACCCTCATCAAACTTAAAACTGTTAGGAACAATCACAATTTTTGTTTTGGTTCCCTGAATTTTTGAAATTGTTTTTTCAACTATAGACACCGTACAATGAGTTCCTGCCTGCAATTTTTCTGGTGCATATAGCTTTATTATCGTGCCGGGCTTTTGAAAATAAAAAAGACGGTTAGTCCTCCCCCCCTTCTTCCATTTTACAAAAGCCAAAATCTGTTTGCAAAGTGCTTCGCTTGGAATGAACGAAGCAAATAATTTTACATGCTTAATTACACTCATCTCCTGCCCCCTGTTCGTTATGCACAAACCATTTACAAACACTGCACCAAAACTTAAATGCCGCATTTATTGCAATCTTCATTGCAATATGTTTGTTGTTTTTGTGCTTGTTAGACAATTCAAATATTAAAGTCAAGCATTCCTGAATACAATCTTTGCGGTATTCATAGAACATTTGATATTCATATATTTTTAGTTTAACAGCTACTGTTTTTGTAGCATATGCTGCTATTTTTTGTAATTCGTTTATATTAATTGTAGTTTTAAAAGGAGTAATATTTTTTAGTGGTTTTCTTTCTTTATTTTTAGTTCTACAGCTATTTATTTTTAGTTTCTCAGGCCAGGGATTTATATAATCCTGGCCAACGCCTGGAGAAATACCTTTTTTTACTCTCCAGGCTGTTGTTCTCGAAAGTTTTGGGCTTAAATTTAACGGAGTTAAAAAATCTATAGTAAACATCTTTTTATACTGTTTCCTCAAATTCAGTTTTTGTTTATCTTTTAAAATTACATATACTGTATTTGGTTAAGTTCCCTCTTCGTAGGGACTGGGCTTTGTTTATGCTCGCTGCACCAGGCGAGTTTTGTTATTTCCCCCCGTCGTCTTCTATATTGTTGAGCAGATATACTACATCTCTGCTTTGCCTTTCAATTCCTTCATGACGGGTGTGCCACTTCCGCAGCCCATCAACCGGGCCAGACTCCTCGCACCCCATCCGCTATTGCAGATATCTTCCCTATAAAGAGGGAACTGAAACAAGCGCCTCATCAGCTTGAGAGTTTATCTCTCAAGCTCTACCCACCCCAAGTGCCAATATCCAGCTGTGTATTTGAGTTCGTCCGTCCAGATTTTGTGGAGTTCCTTTCCCCACATCAGACGAAGCTCTTTTGCACCCTCTCTTTGAGGAGCTTCTTGCTGAAGCCCTCTTATCATAGTAATTAACTTATTACAGCTCTTACTTAAAGAGATGTAATAAAAATTCCTACCTCCCCCCCTGGATACAATGTCCTGGTGCTTTCCTGCAATTTCCCTTATAGCTTTGGAAAAGCTATAATATCCCAGAGGAGGATAGTCTATTCTTAATCTTTTATCATTTGGATCTAAATCTGAAAGATTTAGTCCCAGGCGCTTTGCCATGGCCATTTGCATATTGGTAAATTTGGGTGGTTCTGTTGCTGTTATGTATTTCATAATCTCCTCTCAGTTATGGTTACGGTTACGGTTACGGTTACGGGGAAGGAGACGGAACCGTTTGTCAATCTTCTAAAAAGGTGATTTGTGCTTTTCCACCTTCATCTATTTCAGCATGAAATAGATGAGCAATATGAAATTGCACATGCTCACAATTTTTATTAGAAAAGTATATACAATGACCATCACAAATTCCAGTAAATCCCATCTGACAACTATGCCCAAATTTGCCCTTGCGGGCGTTAAATTTGCCTCATCAGTGCCCGCAAAACGGGCAGACCGCCCGAAGGCGGTTTCGGCCTAGACAATATATGTCTCACCTCCTCTCCAGTTGGCATTCTCTATTGCCAACTTCTTATTAATTTCATGTAGCTTCTGCCCGGACTCCCTTAGAAACTCAAGTTGAGTTTCTAAGCTTTCTTTTGTTTCCGTCTCCCCAATAACCATATTCGGAAGATGGGGGAAGTAAATCCCACTTTTCCCCATTCTGTAAGCAAACTTCCCCTTCTTAAACTCCTTCGGGAGTTCTTCTTGTGCCAGCACTCCTGATATGCTGACAATTTTTAAACCCTTCTCTTTTTCAACTGTTAAAACTTTCTCTACTACAATCTTGATACTCACGTTTTCTCCTTTGCCCTTTCGGGCTTTATGATTTGACTACTGTCCTTTTCCTGAGTTATTTCTCTATCAAACAATCATGCCAACCCAGAACTAAATCCTTCCCTCCCTTTGATTTTAATTCAAATGGCACATTAAGTTCCAAATGTTTTTTTATTCTCCTAATCGCATCATCATGAGAAACATCTACTCCGTTGAAAATAACTTTTGGAGTTTTTATTTTTTTGGGAAACATTCCCCGAAATTCTTTTTTCATTTTAGGTCTCTTCTTTTTTATTAGGACGTTATTGCCTCTTAAATTAATTCACCATTATTGTACGCTTCAATCAAAAATATGTTTTTGTGATTAGTACAATTTTTTCTAATTGCCATATAATCCGCGGCGGTGTATGGGTTATCAATCCCAGCTTTAAGATTGTGGATATAATTTGCGTTTCCGCTTTGGGTGAACCCGCCCTTTTTCAGTAAAGCGTTTATAGCTTTTCGATAAGTTATTTCCCACACATAAAACTTACAGCCAATGCTACTTTCCCGGACAACCCCCTCTGAACCAATTACAGCATTTAGCATGTCTAACCGTTTTCCCATTTTACGTTCCCTCCCTATCATGTTTAGAGTATACCAATTAAATTAATCAATGTCAAGTAAAATAATGCAAATAATGCAATAATAATGCAAATATCTTAATATAATTACGTGACTGGAAACGCTTATGCAGTATGGATATAACGGCTCTACTGCAAGCCCGTAGGCGCATTATTATTGCAGGCTAATGATATGATAGCGGGTGCACGGATAACAAAACCAAGCCGATATATTGAGTAGTATAACCATGCGCCTACATATAGCAATGCTATATGCAAGCCACTACCCCTTGTATCTTGACAAGCCATCCCAGGGTATGATACTACTACTATTGTCATCGCCGCCGCAAGGCAGGCGATACCTTTATGGCGCTTTTGCCGCTCCGCAAGCGGCAAGCCATGTAAGCTGGCAGCCGTGATTGACCAGCGTTCCCCGCATATACTACTGTATACGCAAGTCCTTATATCTTATGATAATCCACATAATATCATGTACTTAATCAGCCTTGACAACATAACAACCCCGTGTATATAATATTGTCATGGATACTACTCTGGACATAGATACTACTCTGGACATAGACCAGCAAACCCCCAAGCAAGCCCAAAAATCACTATCTATCCACCGCAAATGTGGCAAATTACCGCTCGGCGAAATATTGCGATTACGCTGTGTCAACGGCTTGACCTACCCCTCTATTGCCAAAATGTATGGTGTCTCTAAACAGGCCGTACAAGAGGCACTTCAGCCATACCTGAACAGAATATCTATAGCAAGTCAAGCTAAAGCCTACCAAGTAAGGGAAGCTACATTTCTTGCAACTGTAGAATCGGAGCTTGCCCTTGACCTGCTTGACCCTGCCAAAAGGGCAAATGCCTCGCTAAACAATACTGCGTATGCATTTAGCCAGGTTAACCATGCCAGATTATTAGCGCAAGGCCGGAGTACGGAGAATATCAGCACTCGCAGCGTGGTATCACAAGCGCAGCAGGCGATATCAGAGATTACGAGTGAGCTTAAGCGCAGGCAGAGCATAGCAGTAGCACATGATATCAACATGACAGATATTACTAAGCCACTTGATATGCGTGATACAGATGAGTGAGTTATGCACAGGGTTATGCACATATCCACAGAGTTATACACAGCCATTATATATTATGTATGATGATAATTATGGTAATATATACATTATGTCAACTTGAGGGGTAGGGGGGGGGAGGGTTTGATGGCCTTCTCTACTATATATATACTTGTTTTCTCTGTAAAAATTTACATTAAAAGGTCATTTCAGTATATTACATTGTGAGTACAATAAGTTATTGTTGGTAACTTTAATCGGATTATTCGAGTATTGGAGAAATTGTTATGAAATTATCAGCCAAGCGGATTCATTTTACAGAGATGATAGCTGAACTTTGTTTATGGGCAAAGTCTCAGGGTTATGGGGTGGCCTTGGCTGAGGTAAAGCGGCCTAGAGAGGTTGTGCAGATTTATATGCAGCAAGGTAAGGGGATAATAAATTCTAAGCACCTTGAGGCTTTGGCTGCGGATATAGACCTGTATAAGGATGGTGTGTACCTGGCAGATACAGAATCACATCGGCCACTTGGAGAATATTGGAAACGGTTGGATTCGTTGAACCGGTGGGGTGGGGATTTCAAGCGGGTAGATGGGAATCACTATGAGTATGGCGGATAAATGGATTTAAGCAATGTTTCCACGTCTGATTTGATGGTTAAGTTGGCAGAGTTGCAGAAGGTTGTGGCCTCGGTGAATGTAGAGGAGCCGTTCTGGGATTATTTGCCATCGGATGGGGTGGTGGATGATGAACATAAGCGATTTTTGGAAGAGTGGTTGCTGCCAGAGGATGTGCCACAGGGCAGATTGGATAGTCAGCGGGATGTGCATTTAAGTGATGTGCCTATAATATTGGCGGGAGGGGGCAATCAGGGTGGAAAATGTCTTACTTATCAAACAGTTATAGATACAGTTGATGGTGCGAAAACGATTGGTTTGCTTTTTAAAGAAGGTAAACCGTTTAAGGTATATGCCTGGGATGGGGGGAAAAAAGTAATAGCAAATGCTTCCGCTCCATTTAAGAAACCTGGAATTCATTGGTGTTATCGGATAACGATGTCAGATGGTCGCTGGGTAGAGGCTGCTGATTTGCACCGTGTTTTAATGAATGACGGTAATTACGCCACCGTTGAGCGCCTAAAAGGGTTCTTGCCTTGCCTTCAGGAGTCCAGTTTGGACATTTCCCAGTCAGCTCATGTTTTAAATGAGCAGCATTGTTCTGAAAAACCATTAGATTACTTGGATGGTTGTTCAGGCGATTTCCATCAATATGATGAACAGTCTCGTGTTTTTCTAAAAAACGGCCAATTTTTTGTTCCATTACAAGCCGGTGTTCAGCAACGTACCGGGACTTCGTGCAATTCGGATGTTCAGGACAATAAACATACTGATAACCCTTTGTCAGTTTGTATCCACCCTTCCAATCCGGGTGTTGTTCTCCACGACGAGGCCCAGGACGTTGAGTTGACAGGTGAAGTTTTTTACACCACTTTTCAACAGTCGAAATATAAACATCAAGAGCTTTTGCAGCCTGTTTCTGAGTCATCTTCTGAATCTCTATCAGATAACGAAGACGATCAGAATCAATTTTTAGACCATGAAGGTTATTCAAATTTATTTCCTTTATATGTAGAAGGTAATCAGATTGTATCATGCGACTTGATTCCCTGTCAACAAGAAGTTTATGACTTTGAGGTTGAAAAATATCATAATTATTTTGCCGGAGGTTTGGTTCATCACAATACAACGCTTGCCACTGTAGAGGGCATTATATGGTCTACAGGAGAGTTGCCGTTAAGTTTGGAGGGAATATATCCTAAAAGTAAATTACCTACCTCTTGGCCGGTTTATGGGCGTGTGACGGGAGTAGATAATACTTCCCTGAACATGATAATTCTGAAGGCATGGGAAAGGTGGCTGCCTAAGAAATTTTTATTGGATGGGGACTGGTCAAAGAGTTGGTCAGCGGAGTATAAAACGCTTACATTGTATTCAGGTGATCGGCGGCCAATAAGTACCGTCCAATTTAAAACCAATGAGCAGGATACAAGAGGGTTTCAGGGGAATCCGTTACAGTGGGCTATTTTCGATGAGCAGCCGGACAAGGATAAATACGAGGAAACCAAGGCCCGGTTTATAACGGCTGACCGGTTAAAAATTTTATTTAGTATGACCCCTACAGAGGGGTTAACATGGATAAAAGAGGATATTTTAGATAAAGAAGACGGGGTGCGGATATCCTGCTTTAAAATGCCGTCAATATGTAATCGGTATGCGAAACTGGAAACATTGAGGGAGATTTTAACCGGACTGGATTATCCTACGATAAAGATGAGGCTTATGGGAGCCTTCGTCTCGTTGTCTGGTTTGGTTTATGGTAATCTGTTTAACGAGAAGCTGCATTTGATTCAGCCGTTTGACCTGGATGATAGTTTTATCGTGTATCGAGGGGTAGACCCACATTTAACCAAGGCGTCTGCGTGTACTGAGGTTGCTGTAAATAGGGAAGGGCTTCAGTTTATCACTGGATGTTATCAGCAAGCCGTGGATACTGAGGAATTAAAATTTGCGCTGGCTCAACGAGCGCAAGAGAGAAATTATCGGCTTGGATGGTCTGTATGTGATACCTCAACAAATAGTAACCTGCGAATTTTGGGTGATATTAATATTTATAAAGAGTTGAAGCGGGGTAATAATGCTATACCAGGATTAATGACTTCGGAGAAATTTTTCGGTTCAATTTCGGCTGGAATTGATAAAATTAAGCAATTATTGAAGGTAGACCCCATTTTTAAATTGCCAAAATTGAGAATATTTGATATACCTGAGAATAGATTGATTATGAATGCCTTCAAAAATATGGAGCGGGATTCTTTCGTGAATGAAGAAAAATTGGGCATGAAGGATAAAATACTTGAAGGTAAGTGGGATAATCATGCTTGTTTTAGGTATGTAAATCAACGTAATGTAGGTTGGTTGCCGCCAGTGCAATCTGTGCCAATGGCAGAATCGAATTATTAATGGAAAAATATTGTTATTATCTAGAAAATATGACAGGGGAACCAAAGGATTGGTTAGATGAATATAATCGTAAAGCACATGAGAGTTGTTTCATAAATAACCCAAACAGGGGACGTATTGATGGGATGCGGATAATAGAAACTGAGGATACGAAAAAAACAGTTAGGAGAAAACCTTAATTTAGTAGTAATTGTTTTAACAACTTAATTCAGGGAAGCCCGGCCAGGCTTTAGCGATTCCTTTGATTCGCACCTGAAACACCGATAACTAAAGGGTTATCGGGTTAGGCATTATGCCTATACCTGATAACCCTTTTTTATTGGCTGGAACTTATGGAAAATAAAGACACAAAACCTACTTTTGATGAAAAAGAATTCCTGAATAAGGTTTCCGGCTGGAACAAGGAAAGTGAAACCTTACAATCGGCATATTTTTCCCGCTGGTCTAAAAATATCCAGTTAATTAAGGGTATTTTTCCAGGAGATGAATATTTAAAATCTAAAGTTCGAGGGAAAGCCAAGATTTTCTTTCGCAAAATCTGGGCTGAACGTTGTCGAACGGTTGCAACTTTTTACGAAGCATATCTTCGGGATATGGACACCTTTAAGGTTGAAGGTGTGGATACCATAGATGATCCTCGTAAGGCCGAAGTATTACAGGCTATGATGGAGTATCGGATACGGCAAATGCGGCGGCGGGATGACCTTTATGTTCAGTTTATCCAGGCATTCCAGGATATTTGGGATTGTTCATGGGCGGTTGCTAAAATGACATGGCTGGAGGATGAAGACCGGCCTTGTTTCGTATTGTATCCACCTGAACAGGTTTCGGTTGACATGTCTGCTGAAACTCCTTCCCAAATGCAATATATAATATTCCGAAATTATAAATCTGAAGATTGGATGAGAGAACAGGGATACTTGGATAAAATTGATATATCTGAATTGCCGGAATCTTCTATGCCTTCTAATTCTGTTCGTGCAGCAAGATATTCAGGCCAGACTGACCCTCAACAGGTGGTGAGTGAGAATAAATATCCTGCCCCAGATAAACTTTCAACCCAGGAAAAACAAGATACCTCAGAAAAGTATGAAGTATGGGAAATATTCTGGCGTGAAAAAGGCAAGATTAAATTTGCGGTATCTCTTGGGGTCGAACAATTACTGAAAGAACCGGTGGATTCACTATTTGGAAATTACTGTTTTCCTGTGGTGATCGGAATGGGTTTAATCGAAGCGCATAAACTCATTGGGGAAGGGTTTCCACAGGTGCTGGAGGGGCCACAGGAAAGTATCAATTCTATCCTGAATATGCGCAAGGATGAGCTTGCTCTTGGCATGAGTCCAATGAGTATAGTTAATCGGTATGCAAATGTTGACCTTGCTAGTCTGGTAAACGTTCGGGTTGGGGGTGTTGTCCTGGCTGATGATGCCCAGGCTGCCGTAACTCAGTTGCCAACTGCAAACGTTACCCTTGGAGCATACCAGGAAGTGGCTGCCGATGAAGCCATGATGAATGAACTGTCTGGTGTGACCCCAATCAAACAAGGTTCTGGAAGTATGGAGGCAAAGGCCACTGTAGCCCAGATAAACCTGAATGAGAGTAACGCCAAACTGGATTTACTTATTGCCATGGTAGGAGAAACCTTTATGCGGGGATTCTATCTACAATTGGCAAACCTGATACAGTTATTTGAGACTGACAAAAATGTGTTCCGGGTAGCCAATGAGGTGCTCAGGAAAAAGAGTACCTTAATGCCACAAGAGGAAAACATTCTCGATATAGACGATTTTGAGGCTGATATAATCCTGACTGTAGGATTAGATAAGGTATCCAGAGGGTTTAGGCTTCAACAACAATTTCTGGCAATTGATAAGATGGTTTTATCTAACCAGGTTACAGTCGGGTTGCTTCAAGTGCCTGGCGCTTTGCCGCAAGGGGCAAAATTGTTCGATATTACCGCTGTAATGGAAGATGTGTTGCCGGATTTGGGCATGAAGAATTATCGAAAATACCTGTTTAATGCCAATCCTCCAATACCGGAACAAGGTAATAGTGGTGGCCCGGCCAATATCCAGGGAACACTTGCTCCGCAAGTTGGTGGTGGAATAAAGCCTGGAATGGGGATGATGCAATGATTCAAAAAGAAGATTTGGAATTATTGGCGCAGAAAATGGATGATGGTGTGTTGGCCGATAAATTGAAAAATGACCTTGCCTGGCAACTGATTGAGAGATTGTCATTTGAAGTTGCCGAAAGGACTAAGGTTATTCTAAGTAACATTGGTATGGAAGTTGCTATAAAGGGTGAAATTTCAGTGGAAAATAGGATGAAGATTGCAATAGCTAAAACCAAAATGGAATTTTATGGGAATTTTATTCTTAATATCACCAAAAATTTGTATGACGAAGGCAAAAATGCCTTTGACTTGGCAAAATCAACGGGTGATTTGCCCGAAACAAATCATCGGTAACCTTCCGTAAAAGGTGAAAGGAAAATTGTATGCCAGAAGAAGCAATTTTAACCGCAGCAGAAAAACAGCGGGCCGCACTGTATGCGTCCATGGCTGATGTTCCGGTCACTCCTTCCGATAAAGGAGAGGAAATACCCGCAAAACAAAATGCGGAATCGGCTGCTCCAGCCGAAAATGGAGAACCAGAAAAAACTTCCGTTGAATTGGAGTATCCTCACGAAGAGGAAGACCCCCCTGTTGTTAAAGAAGAGGATAGGAGCAAGAAGACTGTTCCTTTGGCTGCCTTGGATGAGGCCAGAGTTGCAAACAAGAAGATGAAGGCCGAAATAAGGCAGTTGAAACAGCAAGTGGCAGACCTGGTAGTAAAACGTACCAGCGAATTTCCGGCTCCTGGGGCCGATAACGTTGACCTGGAAAGTATGTCTCCACTTGAAAAAAAGGTCTATCTTCTGGAACAGCAGATATCTAAGTTGAACGGAAAAACGGAAGCGGATTCTGTGAAAAAGTTTCAAGCTGAAACGGAAACTTTGGTGTCAAAGGTGTCTGCTGACCTGGAAGCTGAAGGGTTCCCAGGATTTTCTGATTTCAGGGTACAAGTAGGCAAAGCCTTGGAAGCAGATGGCGCTGAGGATGAGGATTATGCGAACCCGGAAGAATTGAAGCGGGTTTACAGAGAGATAGTTTATCCGAAACTTATCGCACTTTCCAGAAGTCAGAAGAATGCGGCAAAGGATGCCAAAAAAGTTGGGGCGAACCTAATAACCCGACCTGGAAGTAATGACACCAAAAAAGAGGAAGAAGAAAAACCCAACACTTTCGATAATTACATTAAAGGGCGAAAGATTATTTATTAAGGAGTGTGAAAAATTATGGCTAATCCGATGACCTGGGCAGCCCAGTCTGGGTATTTAACTAATAATCAATTGACTATGCAATTTCAAAAGGTTGCACAGCCATTAATGAGGTTCAGACCGTTCGTTACACCTGAACCAGCGATGGGGAAAAACCGAGGAGAAAAAGTCAGTTGGTTGCAAGTTTCAAATCTCGCTTCTCCTGGAGGTGTATTAAACGAAGATGATTTAGCCTGGGCAACAAAGCAGGAACTTGCCTGGAATGATGTATCTGTAAAGATGTATTGTAATACTGTGGATTTTGGATTTAAGGTGCAAACTTTAAGCGAATTTCAACTTAAAGACATTATCCGCCAGGGTTTGCAGGATGATTTCGCTAAGGTCATAGATTCCGTAATCGAGCGGCAATTTAATCAGACCCCGTTACGGTATACTGCGACTACCGCTTCTGGTGGTGAACTGAAAACCGGGGGTGCTGCCAGTGCTACTAATAACTCCGAATTGAATTTGTATCATTTGGGAGTAATGGTAGATGAACTGAAAACTCGTAATGTACCTGGATACTCTGCGGCTGATGGCGATTATGTCCTGATTGGTGGGAATAAGGCTATTCGTAACCTTAAAAATGCCATGCAATCCATTAATCAATACACCCAGAGCGGATATGAACGCATTGCCAATGGAGAAGTTGGCAGGGTTGATGGTGTTCGTATCATCGAAGACAATCAGGCATGTTCTTATGTCTATGACGAGGATGCACGTACATTTACTGCGATTTCATGGAGCAACGCAAAGTCCAGTCCGGCTTATCTGTTCGGTTCGCCTACTGTAAGGGAGGCAATTGTTTTACCAGAAGAAATTAGGGCAAAAGAACCGTCTAATTATGGCCTGTGGTATGGATTGGGTTGGTTTTTCATGGGTGGATATAAACTGGAATGGGCTGCTGCTGCCAACGCCAGAATCATTAAATGGGATTCTGCGGCCTAGTGCTTGACTAACACGGGGTCATCATAAAGCAATTGGCAGAATGACAATCAATTACTTTATGATGACCCCATGGTATATGTTTTTCTTGCCATTGAAAGAAGGTGAGTTTTAATGTCTAATTTTTATAATTCCGATCATCCGATGTTCCAGGTGTTGTTCCGGTCAGAATCCTTTGACCATGATGTTGCCAGTGCCACAGATGGAGCGGTTATCCGTTCCCGCAATCCTATCGTGGTTAGAGCGGTAAACATCGAGACTATCTCTGTGGGTAGTGCTGACGAGCAACTCAGCGTTATCCGAACCGCTGGTGGGGTTGCGGCTACTATCGCTACCCTGACTCCGGGTACTACCATCTCGGTAGGGTCTCTGCCTGGAACTGCTCCAAGCACATTCTGTATAACTTTGGCCTCTTCAAATACCCTGCATTCTATGGGTGACTATATTGCTATCCGGCATGTGAATGCCGGTGGGCAGTATCGTATCCACTATGAGTACATGGTATTGCCAGGAGCCAGTCTCGTAGGTAACGGCCCGAACTAAAGGGGTTGGGATATGGGGAGGGGACAAATTGTCCCCTCCCTTATGGGAGATTATGAATCCAAATACAGCAAAACCAATATCAGGCAACTTTAAAACCTTCGAGCATCTTAAAGATGCGGATGGTTGGATGCCACCCCCAGAAGGGGGACAATGTCCGGTTGATGACCTAACTTATCTTCGGCATGTAGCGCAGAACTGCATGTTGGACTTACCAAATTTAAAGGTAGACCAGCCACATGACCGAACTATGGTTATGGTTTGTGGTGGTACTACTGCCAAAGATTTTATCGAAGACATAAGAAGGAAAAAAAATGATAAGAATAATTACGATATTTTTTGTAGCAATAAAACTCATGATTGGCTTATATCGGAATCTATAGTCCCCGATTATTTTTTTATGATTGACCCAAAGGAATCTAAGGTTAATGATGTAAAAACCCCACATAAAGATGTGAAATATCTTATCGCAGCCCAATGTACCCCAAAGGTGTTCCATTCGCTGAAAGAACACAATGTAACCCGGTTGTTTTCATTCTGCAATATAGGTGAGAAGCAACTGGATTATCATTTGGTAAACATGTTGATGCCCACAGAAGAGATAACCCCACTTTGCGGGGGTTCAATGGCTGGGCTTAGGGCCATGACACTGGCAGATGTTCTGGGATACCGCAAGGTTGAATTTTATGGATTCGATAGTTGCTTTTTTAATTTTTCTAAAGAAGATGGTAAGCCGATTTATTATTCTTATGATAAAGATAGGCATGAAGATATCATGGAATCCAAAACTGAGGATGGGTCAATTTACCTGACTACTCCGGTGTTCGCTTCCCAGGCCCGACAATATATAAAGTGGAAATACCGTCTGGCACATATAAAATTCACTATTTTTGGCGATAGTCTGACTGCTAAATTGGAAAAAGAAGATGAATGTAGGTCTGTCAGAAAAACCAATCTTTTGATTACTCCTGAATATCGGGAACTTTTGAGGAAATATCATGAAAATCAACAGGAATTTGGGGTAAGTGGACAATTTTATGTTAAGGATACTGCATTTCTAGCCGGGCAGATTGCCAAAAGTAATAATAATTCGCTGACAGTTTTGGATTATGGTTGTGGTAAACGAAGATTGGCTGCTGCCTGGCCTAAAATTACAGGGGTCAGGATGTTTGGATATGACCCTGCAATTGATAATATAAATTTACCTCAACCGGCTGATTTGGTAATTTGCACGGACGTTCTGGAACATGTAGAACCGGAATGCCTGGAAAACGTCCTGGATGAATTGCAAAGACTAACCAAAAAGGTAATATATCTCAGCATTTGTCTTACACCTGCAAAAAAAATGTTACCTGATGGCCGAAATGCCCACATATCTTTATATCCGGCTGATGATGTTTGGATACCGCAGATTAAAAAACGATTTCAAATTTGCGAAATCGGACAAAATGATAACAGGTTAATTATTATAGCCAATAGGGGGCGGTCGTAATGGATATTACCCAAAAGATTGATGCTGTAACGAAGATAGGGCAGAAAAGGATACTTGCAGGTGGATTCCAACCCCCACCAAAGAGTGTTAAGATTGAGTTGACTTCAAGATGTAACCTTCGGTGTAAATATTGCGTTACCAGAAACCGGGTAATTACTGGAAATCAGGATATGGATTTAGATTTCTTCAAAAAGATTACCGAAGACATGAAACGATCAGGAGTTGAGGAAGTCGGATTATTCTATCTTGGAGAATCAACGCTCGTACCTGGTTTACTGGTAAATGCGCTTAAGTGGTGCAAACAACTGGAATTTAACTGGGTATTCCTTACCTCGAATGCTACGTTGGTAACTTCAAATCTCCTGAAAGAGTTGATGGAAGGTGGTCTGGATTCTTTGAAGTGGTCTATCAACTTCAATTCACCTGAACGGTTCAGTGAAGTTACCGGACGGAGCCAGGAGTTATACCATAATGTCATAAAAACTCTCAGAATTGCCCATAGATTAAAGGAACTTGGCGGATATAAAACCTTGTTGTCGGCAAGTTCTATCCTTTATGATAATTCTGAAAAGGAAAAGTTTCTGAAATTTATTGAAGAGGAAATCAGTCCATATGTAGATAAACATTATTGGCTTCCGTTATACCAAATGGGCATGTATGCCGATAAAATAAAGTCAGCAATGGGGTATACTCCAACAATCGGCAATATGGGCAGGATAGATGATGAAACTGGCAAACCTATCCGTCCAGGATTGCCATGTTGGTCAATATTTACGGAGGGGCATGTCCGGGTAGATGGTGGATTGTCCGCCTGTTGTTTTGGGGCAGATGATAAGTTTGATATGGGCAAATTGGATGGTGAAAACTTTATGCAGCAGTGGAATTCGGATAAATTCCAGAATTTGCGTAAAGCGCATATAAAAACTATAGAACAGGGGCAATCTGCTCTGTCTGGATCGGTTTGTGAAATCTGTATGGTATCTAAATAGGAGAAGTTATGGCAAATAACAGGGTAACGGTTAAGGTAAATCCTAAAGTGGATGAGTCTAAAGGTAATTATACCAAAGTATTTCGTAAAGGACAGGTATTGTACCAATTTGATGACGTTCCTGGCACATGGAATGGGCCAAACAGGAAGCAGGAGTTTGACCCGGAAACCTTTTTGCCAATAAAAAAGGGTACTCCTGTCGTTGAACCACAACCCGAAAGAAAATTAACCAGGGGCGAACGGAACGTGGAACTGCAAACTATACCCTGGGGAGAACTTCGTAGTATGGCTGGACTTACTAGAGAAGACCGGGGACTAACCAAACCTGACGTTATTAAGCAGATATTGGACAATGAAGGATATCCGGTGGAATAATGGCTGAACCTACAGCGCCAACATTACAATCCATAACGGTTGAAGGTTTAAAAAAAGCCGGTATAAATGACCCTACTACCACCGGGAATGCTGCTCTATTGTCCAGAGCGCAAACTGAATGGATGGCAGAGATAAAGTGGGATATTTCCTTGTTGTCAAAGGAACTCCGGTTTATGCAGACCATGGCGGTGATGATAACCACCCAGGGCCAGGCGAAGTATGCCCTACCTACAGATTATTCGCATGACCTGAAGTTTGAACTCCTGGATGGGAACAATACTGGGATTGCCCAGGGGGGGGCGTTGGACAGTATCACTTTGGCGGCCATTGAGAGCCTCTCAGAGGCACAATTACAGGGTTATGAGTTGCTGGTATATGCAGGCACAGCCAAGGGCGGATTAAGCCATTGTACGGCGTTTAATTCAACCACAAAGGTTGCTACGGTAAAGCCTGACTTTGCTGTTGCGCCTGTGAACCTTGATAGTTATATGCGGGTGGAAACCTATGCTGTTCTACCCTCGAAATATCAAGCAAAACATGAGGACTATAAATCGGTAAATCGGGGAACTCCATTATGTGTATATATTATTGGAGACGCAGATAATGGGGAATTTATTTTTGACCCAGTACCATATCGGACATCTGGAATTCCCTGGGGAGTGAAGTTGACTTATTATGCAGACTTGCAACGGGTGGATTTGGCAAGCACTTTAATGTCAACCCTGTATCGCCGGTGGAGGAATATATTTGTAGCCGGAATCAAGGCTAAAAAACTTGATGATGCAAACGATAAAAGGGCTGAATCGGCTATCAGTGACTATAAACAGTCTCTTGTATTGTTAAATTTCAGGGAATCTTATGGGTTTGACCAATCCAATTTGCAGCAAAGAATTGTATAATAAATATATTGCTGAGAGGATGCAGGGGAAATGAACAAATTTCAAAAGATGATGCAGAAGAAAGAATTAATAGAAAGGCTCAAGATAAAATCCAACTAAAATTTTCAAAACAAGGAGAAAATATGACTGTAGTTGAAAATATTGAGTATGTTAAGAAATATAATGCAGAGCGTCAAGCTGGTCTTGGCCCTGCGGGGGTGCGATTTGCACAATCAACAGGATTGCAGATATACCGGGAAAAACTTATCGCCTGTCGGCTTTCCAGACAAAAACCAGGGAATAGATATATTAAAGATGAGTGTCCTGATATAGCTGCAATTAACAGGGCAATCGCTGACCTGGCAGAAGCCCAGGCAAGTGAGTTATTGCCACCAGACTTAGTAATTGAGTAAAAAAGCATGGCCTGGCTTTCAGGATTTTCATATCGCTATCCGTTAACCGTCACCGAAAACAGCGGCGGCACGCTGGCTAACCACCAGGTAAACGAAATTGCAATTACCTTAAGCGGGCTGCCGGTCAACCCGTATTTCCAATACATGCGGGTTACGGATTCGGATGGTACTACCCTGCTCAATTTCTGGCGGCGGGCGTATGACAACACCGCCAAGACGGTTACCTTTTGGGTGAAAGTGCCTGTCCTGACCGCCAGCCAGAACCATGATATATACCTGTATGTGGGGAATTCGGGCGGCTCGGAGGTCAGTCTGTACGGGGATGGTACGGATACCAGCAATTCTACAATGGTCAAAATTGTGCCGGATTCCGGGTGCAAGTTGCTGTTGCACATAGATGACGGGGCTGACCCTACGGCGGACGCTTCGGGCAATGGGAATAATGGAACTCTGGTTGACTCCCCGGTCTGGCAGGGCGCAGACGGCGGGAAATGGGACGGGGTTGACCAGCAATTTAGCGGTGGAAGCCAGAATCATCTCCGATTCAATGCTACCAACTATGTTGATTGCCCTAATTTGCCAGCCCTGTCCGGGGCGACTACATTTTTCATGGGGGCCTGGGTAAAGCTAATTAGTTATACTTATTTAGGCGGTATACTTTCGCAATTTTCGAGCACCCAATATGATGTAGACCTGACTATGAATTATGCACCTCCCTACGGTCAAGTGATGGCCGTTGTCAGGAATGGGGCAAGCAACTCCTGGGGGAGAACGCAAAATAGCTTGTCGCTTGATACATGGTATTTAGTGGTGATGGTGTATAACGGGAATGGGTCTACAAATGCAGATAAATTGAAGGTTTACGTAAACAGCGTGGAACAAACCCTTGATTTTCCATACGACAATATCCCGTCTACTTCACCCACGATTAGTAGCCATTTTCAGGTAGGGAGATATGAGAACAACCGGCTGCTGGATGGATATGTAGACGAGGTGTTCGTCTACAACCGGCTGCCGTATGCCGGGGAGTTGGATTCTATCTATTACCGCCGTAAGTATGCCAGCAGCCAGCCGACTTGGGTATTGGGGGATTTGGAAACGCCATCGGGAGTTATTGTTCCGGTTATGTTTAACTATTATCGCCGCTTAAGGGGATAGCATCCCCCGGCAGGGAGAGCAGCATGAGCCAAATTCTAAAACAAAGCACGGCGGCCACTGTAAAACTGGGGCCGTTTGTGGATGACACGGACGGCAAAACCGCCGAAACGGGATTAACTCTCGCCCAGGCCGACATCCGGCTCTCCAAGAATGGCGGAGATATCGCCCAATCCAATAATTCTGCCGGGGCTACACATGATGAACTTGGTTATTACGATGTGCCTCTGGATACTACCGATACCGGGACGCTGGGTAGGCTGAAAGTGGCGGTGAGCAAAAGCGGGGCATTGCCGGTATGGCAGGAGTTTATGGTAGTCCCCGCCAACGTCTATGATTCGCTGGTGTCCGGCTCAGATTACCTTCAGGCGGATATATTACAGATTGGCGGAGATACTCAATCTGGCACTGATTGGAAAGATTTTGCCGATGCCGGATACGACCCTGCTACAAATAAAGTAGAGGGGGTAAAGCTGGTGGATACGACCACCGCAAATACAGATATGCGAGGCACAGATAATGCTGCTTTAGCTTCGGTATGCACTGAGGCTAGGCTTGCAGAACTTGCTGCTGCCAATATACCAGCAGATATTGATACATTGTTGGCTAGACTAACTGCGGCCAGGGCTGGTTATTTAGATGAATTAGCTGCTGCCAATATTCCTGCTGATATAGATACGTTAATTACAAGACTTACTGCACTGCGAGCCGGGTATCTTGATAATTTATCTGCTGGTGCTGCTGCTTTAGCTTCGGTATGCACTGAAGCCAGGCTTGCCGAGTTAGACGCAGCCAACCTGCCGGCAGATGTGGCCGCTGTAAAAGCCGACACCGCAGCAATCTTGGCGGATACCGGCACTGATGGCGTGATTGTAGCCGCTGGGAGTAAGACCGGCTACAGTATTAGTGGCACAAAGCAAACCCTGGACTCCCTGAATGATATTACAGCGGCCTCGGTGTGGGCGGTGGCTACCAGGACGCTTACCAGCTTCGGCACACTAGTTGCGGACATTTGGGGTGCCCTAACATCTGGAATGTCTACAGTGGGTAGTATAGGAAAGAAACTGTCCGATTGGGTTGTAGGAAATGTAATTCAAATAGATGGTGATGCAACCGCAGCCACTAAGCTAAAAAAATCAGCCAACGTAATTGTTACTGGTTCTGCCATTGCGGGAACGTTATCCACAACTGCAATGACCACCGATTTGACCGAAGCTACAAATGACCATTATATTGGCCGGATTATAATCTGGACTTCCGGCGTATTAAAAGACCAGGCGACTGATATTACGGCCTACGATGGCACAACCAAAAAACTAACGTACACGGCTACAACGGAAGCGCCAACAGTAGGCGATACCTTTAATATCCATTAAACTTTATGGCTAAGAAGACGCAACCAGGGATAGGTGGGCTGCCAGGTAGAAGATATGGTAATTTTGTCGGCAAGGAAGAGTATATTGTTGTTGATTGGGTAAGAATACAAGCAGCAGATGGTGACTGGAAAAAAGTTCAGGATAATTAAATGCCTACTTTGGAGAATGCAAATTTAAAGGCAATCTTTACCGATACAGGAGTCGGGATAAATGCCCTTTACCTGAAACCGGCCTATTATGCCAAAGGATATGCACAGAAAACGGCAAACAATAACCTTGGAGTTGACGGTTCACTTAACCTAGCAGGCAGTGATTATCACATCCTGTTATTTGGGGGAGTGGAATATAATGTAACCGACCTCGCCTGGAATACTACAGCAACTACTGTAAATTCCAGAGATTTATACGGAAAGTTTGATACTTTCGGGAATATTCCGATAAATGTGGTGCAGGCCGTTTGTATAGACCCTGTCATGTTAAATGGTGGCCGGATAGTAACCAGGCAGGAGATTACCTATTTCTTTACCCTGGACGGCAAGGGAATTGTCAAGAAGGTTAAAATAACCCTGGATGAAAATCCCGCCCTGGATAATATAGTTGAGTCCATGAAGGTGCTGAATTTTGTTGCGGTCAATTCAGTGATTGGTTCAAAATTCGATGTGCAAACCTATTATTATGGGACTGATTTCCTGGGATTTAATTATATTAATATTGCTGCCTATAATGCAGAGTGGGTAACTGATGGGGGATTGACCGTAACCGTTCCCAAAAGTACCCTTTACCCAAACCTGTTGCCTGATTTCAATTCCTCTGAATGGAAAAACCCGGCCACTGTAATTGACGCCAAAACTATTGACCTGATCGCTGGGGCAAATACCTATCTTTGCGTTTTTAATGCCTATCCTTCCCGGCCACATTATTTGACTTTTGAAGTGCAGAATCTTTCTGGTGAATTGCAGGTTGAATTCGCCATGGCTCGTAATGCCAGAAACATAGATACTGATGCTGATTTGCAACGGGTTAATATCACTGAAAATGGTTTACAGGTATTGGTTTTACCTCTTGGGTATGATAACAATTGGCTTTATGTGCGATTCAATCAATTAACGGGGATTTGCAGGATTTACGAACCCTCAGTAAATTATCGGAGTGCTGATGTTGTCTATGTTGTTCCGGGGATAAATTATCTCTCGAATCACAATCTGCGCAATTGTATACGGGTACAGAGTGCCAATCCTAATGGTTTGGCGCTTACCAAAACCTTGCCAGCCAATATTAAGGTTGCTGATGGCGTTGGGTTGTACCTGGGAATATTGCCCTTGGACAATACGGCAATCCTGGACGGGGCGTTTAAAATAGGATTTCAGAAACCGGATAATTCCTGGGTGTATACCGGAGAGTTAAACCTCTTCGTGGATTACATAGACGTTTATGGTGGGAATATCGCCAAGAAAGCGAACCTCTGGGAAAATAGCATGATTGGTGTGCCGATTCCTGCCGGGGTAGACGAAATTAAAGCCGTGAAAATTCAGTTTACCACAACCAATACCATAGATTGGCTTATTGGACAATTCACTTGTTTGCGGTGGCAATCTGAAGATGTGGGACTGGTTTCAGATAACCGGACAGGGTTCGGGTTGAATGCTTCTGGAATCCGTTCCCGTGAATTTAGTTTGCGGGGAGCGCATGGGCTGGTATATTCCAACAATACTACCATCAAAGCTGAGAGAATCAATATTGATAACCGGAAACTATCCTTTTCTAACGCAACCTCAATTTCTGCGATGTATGAACTTCTGGATATTGCTGCATATATTCCCTATAGTTCGATAGTAGACCGGGGATATGAACTTGATATTGATGTCAGCGGATTAAGCAACTTCAGCCATCCAATGTTGGTAAAAAACTGGAATACTGGGACTGAATATAAAATAAAGAGGGTATCTGGTTCGATACTTACAATTGATACTGAAAATGAATCGCCGTCTGATACTGACAGTATCCAGGTTCAGTATAAAGAAAAATATACATATCCGGCTTCATATTATACCCTTGGTTTGGGTGGAATATTCACCTGGGGACTTGGAGTCTATGAGTTTTTGATTGGCAAGACACTTTATATGAATTATGTGGTTTCGGTGCGAACAGATAATATTGTTGGGATGATATTGGGATCAAGCAATAAAACCAATTCGGTCAGACGATGTTTAAGACCTGATGTTATAGAATCACCACCACTGTTATCTAATTATGATATCGTGGTGTTCTCCCCGGTAAATAATTCAGTAGGGGAGGTCAGTTTTATATATTATCCCACCAAACAGAATGTTGGGGATTCTCTTTATTCTGAAGTCCAGGAAGTACAGGATATGTTAGAAGACTTGACAGTGCTTTCCAGACAGGAACCATTAAGTCCAACACCAAAAAATTACGGGTTGATTCCACATTTGGCGTTTGGTGGTGAGCAGATTGCGGCTAATCCGATAGAATATCTGATTGAATGCCGCAAACGATTTGATGCTGCCGGTTGTAATAATGCTATTATGGCAACCGGAAGTCTGTCTTTTCTCTATGACCGGGATTTGGAACGCTGGTGGTATTGGAGCGCTTCATTGAGAGATCTGGGTATTGATTACCTCCACTTTACCCGGCAAATGCTCAGAAATAATAAGTCTGAATCTGATGTCAGTAAGGATATCGGGTCTCACCGGTACTTTTTTGAGCTTACCACGTTTAGCGATGAACACCTGAAGTATTACCGGAATCAGGCAGCCATTGATTATCAGGGTGAGGAAAAATATCAGCGGGTTTGGTATTACCAGGAGCCAGGCGGCTTGTATCTTGCCAAAACTCATGCCTGGGAGGATTTCCAGGATAGTTACTATGCCCCGATAATATCTAATAATAAAACTTATACCTTCCAGTATCATTACTCCTTGATACTCCCTGCATTCTGGTCTATAGTGACCTCTGGGTCGGATTGGGGATTATCTGAAAACACTATTTATGATGAAATTGTGCGCCGGGCAAATTATTTATGCCAGAATTACGATACTGAGGGTATAATTATAAGCGAGTTGATTCATTACCGGCTGTCATTTTCGGCCAATGATTTTATTTTATTCAATAACTGGTGTGTAGCGAATGGGCATGGCACTCAATATGATTGGCCTAGATTTCATTCCAATAATTATGCTGACCCTGATAATACTTTGGTTTGTCAGTGGAAACGGTGGCAGGTAAAAAAATTCTTAACTGAAATATCCGTAATAGTTCATGGATATAATAAATTAATAGGAGTAAACGTTCTGGTGCAGAATATATTCGCCATAACCAATACCAATAACCCGATTTGGACTGGATATGAGCAACGATATAAGGATGAATTTGGCAGTTGGCACGTAAATACTTTGGATTATAATTTAGACCGGTATGGCACAAATTATGAGGAACTTCTTGCTAGTGGGGTTGTGGATATGTTTTACGTCTGGTTATATCATCGGTATTCCCCCTTTGGCATTCAAACAATTCTTGATTTTCTTGAAAAGTATGCTAATTATAAAGAACGGATGTTTATTGGTATTGGGTTGTTTCCCTTTGAGGCTCCACCAGACCATTGTGAGATTGTGCAATTATTGAAAATAGTATTATCTGGTGGATGGTTTACAACATATGCCGGTTATCCGCCGATGATGATTCGGGATGAATACTGGCAGGATATTTGGGATAAGATAAAAGGGTATGCCCCCAGGATTACCTATAACCCGGAGACTGCAAAGATTATCGTAAATCCGGGTAAGGCAGTGGAGGTTCCGTTCAATGTACGTTTTTGAGGTTAGTAATCGAGATACTTTGGCATTCGATGATTATGTTGTGCGGAACTTGGATTCAGTCCAGACCGACGAGGGGAGTATCCGTAGCGGTCAATATAGCTGGACTCCCAGTATCGGCGGCCTGGTGTTGGGTATTTTGAGCGGGAGTTGAAATGGGATATGATGGTGATACTTTAATAATTCCCCTTGATCGGGGAGGACTTGTATTTACTGATAACCAGGACTTGTTGCAGCCGTTTGATATGGTTACCGGAACAAAGAATCTGTCTTTGCATAATGGAGTACGGGAATCCAGGGGAGGAACCGGCCATGTAAATGCAGTTGCCTTAACTAATGCGCCAGAAATTCAGGGGATGAAAGATTTCCAGATGAAAAATGGGAACCAGTTTCTGGTTATGTATTCATCGGACGGTAAGGTTTGGAAAGATTATACCACCACATTGGGAACATTGACCCCCAATTTATATCCACATTTTTTGGTCTTGGATGATGTCATCTATATTTTTACCGGGGCAGACGTTCCCCAGTCATGGAACGGGTCTGACGTAGCATTAACCATGCTTACATTAATTCCTATTGACTGGGCAGGAACAAATCAGCCAAAGTGGGGGATTATTCAAGCAAGGGGAAATGATCGGAGGATGATTGTCGGTGGGTGTCCTAATAACCCAAACACAGTATACGTGTCGAGTAAAATAGAAATTGGGGTTACCCCAAACTTTTCAGATGCTTGCGTAAAAACATATTCGGTGGAAACCGGAGATGGGCATGGGCTTGTTGGGGCTGCAAAGTTAGGGGAATCTGTGGTTGTTTTTGGCCGCAAACGGTCATATTTTTTTGATGATAGTAGCTTGGATAATACTGTTTGGGGATTCAAGGAAACTCCCTGGAAAGGTGGGGCCGCTCATCAACGGTTGATTGTCGAAACATCCAATGATATTGTCATCATGGATGAGTTTGGGGAAATAGGAAGTATTGTGGCTGTCCAGGAATCCAGCGATTATGCCAGGGCTTCTTTAGCCCGGCCTGCATTCCTGGATATATGGATTAGGAAAAATCTTGACCTGGTGAATGATATCCAGAAATTTCACATGTTATATGACCCGAATTTAAGAATGATTCGACTGTTTGTTAAAATAAAATCCAGGAACATTATTGATACCTGCCTGAAATATTATGTAGATAGACCACCAAACGAAGCATGGATGTTGGATGATAATACTGCTTATGCGTCTGGATTCAGGGCATGTTCTGCGGCAGTAATTATGTCTTCAACAGGCCCAAAGGTTTATACCGGAGACAATGCGGGATTTGTTTGGGAATTGGAAAAAGAGACAAAAAACGATAATGGAAATACTTATTATGCCGGGTTCACTGTTCCCCAGTTGGTTGCCGATAGTCCCCGCACAACAAAACAATGGCAACGGGGTTGGATAATTGGCCGGGCTGTCGGCAATAAAACCATTACGATAAAATCAAAGATAGATGGGAGTTTAATCTCCTCTCAAAGCATGTTATTTATAGGAAATTCAACTATTTGGGATACAAAAAAATGGAATCAATTCAAATGGGGACAAACAAAAGAGATAATAAATCGTCCATTTGATTGTCAAGGGCAGGGAATTAGGATACAATCAGAAATATACAACGAATCCCTGAATCAGGGATTTTATATAAGTAATCTCATGTATGATTTTGATTCATTGGAAAAGAGGGATTCCTAATGCCATTAACCAGACTTTATACTTATGCCGATGATGTGGATACCGCCGTTGGCAGTGAAGTTGCCGCAGAATTTGATAATTTATACAATAACATGCCAAACCCGGATAACTTGGATGACTCCTCGGTCAATGCCGCTGCTATGCAGGCCACCAGAGACCCATATGCTGGCAGTGTAGAGGTTTTGGCTACATCGTTGAGGGAAGAGGTTCAGGCATTACGATATCTCGTTAAACAGATATCTGGGGAGTCCCAGTGGTACATAGACCCTGATACAGATATCGCCTCTCTGTTCGCCGGTAAACTTGCCAGTGTTGCCAAAACCACAACCTATGTTGCCACTGCCACAGATGGTATTATTCTCTGTGATGCCTCTGGGGGGGCGTTTACCGTCACGCTGCCAACTGCGGTAGGGATTGCCGGTAAATATTACCTGGTTAAAAAGACAGATACCAGCAGCAACGCAGTTACCGTTGATGGAAACGGGACTGAAACCATAGATGCGGTTCTTTCCAAATATCTCAGAACATACCTTGATTATGTCATAGTTTATAGCGATGGTGCGAACTGGAATGTCCTGGGTGAAACCCAGTTCCGGCGCATTCCTGAATATCGTAACCTGGTGATAACCAATACAGTAGCTACAGCCACTATTACCGCTACGGCCCTTGACGTTGAACTCAATAGTCATATCCTGCGGATGCACAGCGTAAATGTTACCGCAAATATCGCCGTATTGGGTGCTGCAAATGGACTGGATACGGGGACTGAAGCGTCCAATACCACTTATGCTTTGTGGGTGATTTATAATCCCACTACCAATACTGTGGCCGGTCTGTTGTCGCTTTCGTTTACCGCTCCCTCAATGCCATCCGGGTATACCTACAAGCGGCTGGTGGGCTTCGTTCGCAATAATTCTGCTGCCAACTTTTTACTTATCCAACAACAGGATAACAGGCTTTGGTATGAGTCCTCGATTGATGCTGGGATAGCTTTAAGTTCTGGCAATTCAGCAACGTGGGCTGATGTGGATTTAACTACCTGGGCTGGTTCAGGTGCATTAGTTAGACAGGCTGTAATTGGCTGGCATTTTTATACGACAACAAATGAGATATTTAATTATGCTTATGTCAGATCAAACAATTCTACTGGTAGTGGTAAAGTTTTAGGAACTGTCAGGCGTTCAACATCAGCAGTCCAGTATGGCCAGTATAATGATGGGGAAACAGTTGTCTGGCTTGATACAAACTTAATATTTGAGTATATGGTAAGCAATGTTAACAGTGAACTGAATATTTATGTCCATGGCGTTATTTTGAATCTATGACCATAAGGCCGCATAGAGCCGGAGATTCACCTTACTTGCTGTCTTTATACAAAGAATACGGGCAGCCAAGAGCATCTTTCGGGCCAATAAGTAATATCACCTATGTTATCGAAATGGAAGGAATTCTTGTTGGGTTTGGTACAATTAATTTTGAGTATAGGCCGTGCCCGATATTGGGGCATTTTGTAATTGATAAAATGCTTCCCAAAAAGGATAGGTTTCGGGCAGCAAGAATGTTGGTTAGGTTTTTACTTGGACAATTGCCAAGGCATTTTTTGGTAGATATAGAAGCTAAGAACTTGTATCTGAATAAGTTTTTGGTGACATTTTTCAGGACAAAAATTAAATTATTGAGTGTGGATAAATATCCTGAAGGTGAACACAATATGTATCTGATTGATAAGGGGGTGTGATTGTGGGACAATCAAAAAAAGCAAATGCCCCAAAGGTTTCAGGCGAACTTAAGGCGTTATATGCCGCTCAGATAGTCTTATTAGAACAGCAATCGCAATTTGCTGAACGGCTTTCAAATGCCCAAATGACTAAATTGGGCTTTCAAAAAGATTCTGCGGGGAATTGGGTTGAAATCCCATTGACCGGTGAGGCTTTAGCTGCTAAGGAAAGAGGGGAAAAGATTAAGCGTCTTTTTGAAGAGCGGCAAATCTCTGCCCTGGAAGGTGGGGATTATAGCAATCCAACGTTAGAAAAAAAGTTTGCAGAAGAGGAACGATTACTGACAACCGAATTGGAGCGGGGGCCGGGCTTGAATTCTACAGCCGGACAGCAGAGGTTAAGTAATCTGCGTGAACGGCAGAACATTGAGCGTTATGAAGCTCAACGGGGAGATATACGGTTTGGCGAAGAGGCCATTGGCGCAAGAGAAGGACAAGACCTATCCCGGAAAACAGCCCTTATGCAAGGTTTGTTTGAGGTTGGAGCGCAAAGGACATCTAATTATGGCGCTTTGGTACAGGGCTATGATGTGGCGATGAAACCCTGGCTACAACGCCAAGAGCAGAAATTCAAGGCTGGACTTGAAGAATATTACACTGAGCAGAAAAAATACTCTGCGGTTAAGGGCGTTCTTAATCCTACCATATCTTATAATGGAACTTCTGCTGGTGCTGGCGCAAACACATATTAAATCCGTGGAGGGTTTATGTCATATCGAGATAATTTAATGGGAAATCCTACCCCACTGGATAGGGAGAGGGTTGACCCGAACGAAATGGGTTTTATGGATACAACCCGCAAAATGGGTGTATTGCGCCAACAGATTGCCACTCAGGAAGCCAAAGAGGGTGAGGATAATTTTGTTCGCAGTATGAACATATATCAGACCCTTGTAGATTCCGGGGCAACCCAGGCGGCCAAAAATTGGTTTGATGATGAGATTGCACCTGTTGCCCAGGATAATGAGGGCAAGATGTTGTTTGAGGGGCGGGACACCAGTAACCCGGAATTTCATAAGCAGTTATCCGGCCTTTGGAAAAAGTCCATTACCAAGGAAGGGCAGATTGCCAATAAGGACATTGCTATCCAGGCGGCCCAGGTATTGGCAAGACAATATCCCAACAAGCCAGCACCAGGGGAATTGCAGATAGAGGAATATACCGGGGACACATTGACCGGACAGCGGTCGGTTAAGGCGCCGGTAAGCCAGGAGCCGGTTGCGCAGAAAACTACCGATACTGAGGTATTGCCAGGCATTACCAGCCAAATGATTCAGGACAGGGCAAATGAGTTAGCCCAGGAGGAACAGCCCCGCAATTTAGATGAAGAGGGTTTGCCCGCTACCAGGGAGCAGGGTTCAGTGGATGAATTCGCTATCGAGGCGAAATTACAACTGGCAGAAGAGGCCATAGCCCAAAAATACGGGGTGTCCCCTGACCTGGTGCGCAAGTTCACCGAAGACCGCATGGATGAAACCGATGAAGACCCGGAAAACATTTTTGCCGATATCCTTAAGGGGAAACTTGAGTTTAAGCCAAACATTTCCCCTGAAATTATGAAAATATATACCGGACAAAATTTGACCAAGGAAGAGATTGACCGGTTATATCAGCAGAAATATGGAGTTAAGGGAAATGCCGCAACTCGAAAGTGATCCAAATGACCCCTTGGGGCTTCTGGACTTCAATTATAATCCCGATACTGGCACAAGTCAGCCAGATACCTATCAGTCTGACCCATTGGGATTATTCCAGCCTTCGGGTTTGGAGCAGACTTCAGGGCGGCTTGCCCCTGTAGCCAAAGAAACAGTTCAAGCAGAGCAACCCGTTCAATCTGCGGAAGTTGGGAAACCTGCCCCTCCTGAAGCGGCAGCTCAACCTACCCGTGAATTTAACAATCCGCTTATTGGCGATACCGGTCAGAAATCTATCCCATTACAAGTATCCAGGCCAGTAGCCCCCGTTGCGACTCCCGAACAAGAAACAATTCAACCATTTATTCCCCTTACCAATATTCCTCTTCCTGTTGAACCGGAAGGGGTAGATAAGCCCGGAGTACGAACTCCTGAACAAGAAACCCTTGAGACCCCCGCTATCAGTCCTGAAACCATATTGATAGATATTGCTACCGGTGGGGCGAATGCTGCACGTGTGGGATATCCGATAATTCAAAATGCGGTCAGGTCTGCGGTGATCGGCACTCTTGAACGCCCGGTGGTCGGCAAGGCCGCTGAGATGGTAGAGGAAAAGTATGGCAAGGTTGTTGGAGCATTGACCCCCTTAGTGGTAAGTTTGATCAGCGCCGGGGGAACGGCTTTACTGAATACCGTTGCCTCACGTATCCAGATGAAGCGGGCGTTAGAAGTTTATGAGAAATCAGGCGCAATTGACCCTGATACCGTTGTGGATAATATCATAAAGGCGTTGCCTGCCCCACCAGGAAGCCAGGCAGCGCAAAAAACAATAGACCCCCTTGGAATCTTACCTGCTACTCCCACCCCACAAGCAGGAGCGGGCACTGCGCCCCCAGTGGCCGCTCCTGCTGCCCCACCAGCAACTTTAGGAGAAGGGGGATACATTGGTAAGGGGAAGACTCCCTCAAAGCCAGCATTCGCATTCTCTGACCCTGCAATCGAGGCTGAATACAAGGCCAGCGGCGGGATAAAAAAGCCTTCTCTGGTATCGAGGATATCCGATACCCTGACAGAATTGCGCAACAAAGTTACTCGTGAGTTTGAGCACTTGCCGAAGACCGGGGAATTTGCGCCATTACGGTCTGATTTGCTGCGATTGCAAAAACAGAAGGTGGTGGCCTCAGATAGAACTATCGGCATATTGCAGAAGAATCTTAAGGATTTGGATGCTTCAGAATATGACCTGTTTAGCCGGAAAATAATCTTGGATGACTTGGGGTATGAGGTTGCCCAGGGGCATGAGTTACCATATTTATTTACGCCGGAGAAATTAGCCATTGAGCGGGCTGCCACAGATGTTGAGGTTGACGCTAACCCCAAGATTGTAGCAGCATTGACAAGACGGACAATGGCATTAAAGGAGGTGCAGGATAATTACATTGCCGCCCAATCATCTATCGGGTTCAATGTGGCCGATAGATTCAAGAATCCAAATTATTTCCGTCATCAGGTTTTGGCATATGCAGAAACAGCCAGATTAACCGGAACCGGCCAGCGATTACGAACACCATCAGGTCGGGAATTCCTAAAAGGTAGGGAGGGTTCGCCAGAAAATATCAACAATAATTACCTGCAAGCGGAATATGAAGTCCTTTTCCAAATGCAATATGATACTGAGGTTGCCAGAACGATTCACGCTATTGACAAAAAATATAATATTGCCCCCCGATTGAAAGCCCATGCCAAGATAGATGGGGATGAGGACTGGCATAATTATATTCCCGATACTCATTCTATCTGGCAACCCAGAGAGGGAAATCTGTTTTATCATGCTACCAGTATCCCCGAAAACATGGCTGAGGAATTACTGACCAGAGCGGTAGAGCAGTTGCCGGTTTCCAGGGAGGATTTGCATAAGGTCATTGCCATGGGACGGGCACGCAAAGAATATGTACTGCCAAATGAGGTTGTGGACACGCTGAATAATCTGCGGATACCTCAGTCTCAGAATATATTAAGCCAGGCCGCTCAAAAGATTCTGCGGGGTTGGAAGGTTTGGAGCTTGGCATCTCCCCGGAGATTCGCTAAATATAATTTGCGGAACGCTTCTGGTGATGCAGAAGCGGTATTTATCGGCAATCCACGTGCCTTTAAAAAGTCCCCAGCGGCATTTAAGGAACTTTACAATACCATGGTAAAGGGTGAAGAGCCTTCAACCGATTTGCTGGAATGGTTTGATATGGGTGGTGGGGCAAGTAATCTTCAAGTTGCTGAACTTGGCGATATAAACAAGCTGGCTGCCTTCAAAGCGCAACATGAGCGGCAACTTAAAGGCCAGGAAATACCGATGAATCTCTGGAAGGCATATTGGCAAAAGGCCAGAGAAATTACAGACTTCAGGGAAAGCATTCTCCGGTTTGCCGCATATAAAGATTACAAAGAGCAGCTTATAAAAAATGGTGGGATACCTAATAACTTCGGGGCTTCCAATCCAAAGGAAGTCATGGAATTGAAGGGTATAAAAGAGAAGGCGTTCTGGCTATCTAATGACTTGCTGGGGGCTTATGATAAAGTATCCGCTATGGGACAAAACCTGCGGGAATATTGGCTGCCGTTTTGGAGTTGGAAAGAGGTCAACTTTAAGCGAACTATTAGGTTATTCCAAAATGCGGCCACTGACCCAGAAGGTCATCTTGCTGTTGGCAAGGCGGCTACAGCCGGATTAAAGGCTTCCCCATATATCGCCTATCGAATCGGTAAATTCCTTGTCAAGGCAGCCGGGTTATGGAGCATATTGCAGGTTTACAATCACCTGAGATATCCCAAAGAGGAGGAAAGCCTTCCAACTGAGGTTAAATCCCGGCCACATCTTATACTTGGCATTGATGCTGATGGTAACGTGAACACCTTCAACCGCCTGGGGGCAATGGGGGACTTTCTGGAAACGTTCGGGCTGGATGCTGCGCCAAAATATGTGGATTCCTGGACAAAGGGAAAGAAAAGTTTAGGTGAAATCGCCACAGAAATGGCGAAATCGCCGGTTAATGTATTCGCCCAGGCATTAACCCCACTGGTTAAGTTGCCAGGAGAAATAGTAACCGGCAAAACTGTGTTCCCGGACGTAACCCATCCCCGATCCATCAAAGATGTAGGGCAGCACGTTGCGCAGAATCTTGGCCTGGAAAATGAGTATAAGGCGGTGTTCGGTCTGCCGGCTAAGCCATATTCTGATAGCTTGATTACTGCTCTAATTTACAAGACTGACCCCTTGGAGGCCGCCTATAATGGAATCATCTTCGAGGACAAGGCGGATTTTCTCAAGAAAAAGGGGAAATATGGCGAAGGTTCTTGGGTAAATCCCAGAACAGACGCTCTCTATAATTACAAAATGTCCTTGAAGTATAAGGATAAGGTAGCTGCCGATAAATATTTGCAGGAATATATGTCTCTGGGTGGAACTCAGAAATCTTTACAAAGTTCAATAGACCGAATGCACCCACTTTCGGGATTAAGTAAAGCCGAAAAAGAGGAATTTGTTTCCTCCCTGGATGTTGATAGTAAGCGCAACCTGGATAATGCGATTAAATTTTACAATAGCATTCTGGATACATCCAGGCAGGTTTTGCCTGTACAGCAACCGCAAAAACAGGCAAAATCCACAGCAAAAACATACCGCCCGTACAAATTAAAAATGACCCGTACCGGTCATCGTAAGAAGTCTTCACTGGGATTCAATCCCCCATCAAAGTCTGAAATTAACCAACAGTTGGGGATCAAAAAAGAGGAAGAGGAATAGCTATGCCCCTCAAAAAAGGTAAGAGCAAGAAGGTTGTCAGTGCAAATATCGGGGAATTAATGCACAGTGGCCGGAAGCAAAAACAAGCTGTGGCAATTGCTATGCGAATGGCAGGTAAATCTAAAGGTAAAAAGACCAAAAATAAAAAAAGGTAATTTATGCCATACCCTACTGATAAAAACTTCATTGATGATTTCAAAGCCAGTGTTCGACCTGGTTTGGCCTGGCTATTTGGTATTGGGGTCTGCGTTATGGCCTTTTTCGGCAAGATTACCCCCGGAGAATTTATGACGGTGGCTGGGGGAGCGATTTCATCTTACTTTGTATCCAGACAGGGGAACAAAAATGGCTGATTTCGATGCTCGGCTTGAGCGGATAGAAAACAAGATAGATGGGCTTGGTAACAAGTGGGATGAAAAATGCACTAAATGTAATGGTGATATTCATTCCAGGATTACCACTATCGAGGTCTCCCAAGCCAGAATAGGGGAGCGGGTGGATTCCCGCAGCCGATTAGGGGGAGCGCTCAGGGATGCTGGTTTAGCCTTCTGTGGTGCTGCTATGATTGCGTTATGGCAATGGCTGATCAAGTAATTCTTACGGTTCTACCTCAAATTTACGACTGTTTTCTTTTGGGAGTTCATCGCAAACTGACATTTTCAATCGGTACATTATTTCCCCTTCCAGGGTACGATAATTTACTTTGGCATTCTGGCGCAAAGTATCCAACATGGATTTCTCTTCATCTATAAAAAGCAACCCCACCATTTCTCCGTTAGGCAAGATTTTTTTAATAGACTCTTCTTTAGCCTTACTACGAACGCTTGTAATCGTAACGCCTTTTTCCTTCCGGTAGCAAGCCGAGCATTGGTCATCTTTTATTGCTATTTTATAGCCACATGTCCGACATTTTTTTACATGTTGATTTTCTGGCATAATCAGTTTTTCCTCTTTTTTTGATTCAGGTTTTGGTTTTGATATAAATATTAGTGGTGTCTTTTTTGATGTTGGGACACATTTCACCATTTCCGGTTTTGGCATATTCGCCCGTTTGCAATTTCGGCACGTGTCTCCATATTTACCGGATTGCCGGTTCCACCAGCAGCGTTCAGACGAAATTGTAGCTCTAAATGGCTCGCACTTTATTTTATCAGTGGTAAGTTCTGGCATGGTATGTCCACCTTAAAAATTCCCATTTTCCCCTTAGCCATAAATGGCTTAACCGGCCTGATATCTTCTAACACCCAGGCTTAAGCCCCACGATCTTCAGACTTAAAATTTATTCTTCTTAATCCACCACATCCCCATACAATAAGCCATGGCAGTATCATAATTAAAATTAAATTTAAACTCTTTTGATGCCGCCTGAGTTTCTTCATCCCAAAGATAATACGGATTATCTTCCCGTGCTATCCTGAGCGCCATTTCTTGTATCGTGGAGCTGTTTGGCAAATTCCCCTGTATGCCAAACACGTCCTGTAGCCAAGAGGTGCAGCCCTTGCCCTTGGCCGGATATACCGGGGCCTCCACCACTTCAAAACCCATGTCCGCTATCTTCTGCACCACCCTGCCAGTCCAGTAGCAAAGTTCGCCAAAGACTTTTGCATTCTTGCCCAAATATTGGCGCTCAATAACAAGAATTCGCCTGGCGTGGTTCTCAAGAGTGATTACCGTCCCCGGTGAGCGCAACAGAGCCTCAAGGCTGATATAATCTACCCGCTCTAATATAATATCATTGCCAGTCATGCCATCGCCCCGCTGCGGGCGCTTAAATTGAGCTGTAGCTACCGGCTTGGCATAAGCCGGGTCTATTGCTATTAAATGTAAGCCAGCCGAAATAATGGCCGTGAATGGCTTACATTTTATTTTATCGGTGGCAAATTCTGGCATTTGCAGCTCCTCGGCTATGGTCATTGGACGGCAGTTTATGAGATTGGCAATATGTTTTTTCAGTAACTCCACGGTTTCCGTGTGGCCATGCCCGGCCGCTAATATCAGCGGGGTATCCCCGCAGTTATTTGCAGCTTCAACCTTTGCCCCATTTGCCAGGAGCAATGCCACGGCTTCAGTGCGGCCTTCCCTGGCCGCCCATATCAGCGGAGTATCCCCGTCATTATCCGCAGCCTCAATATTTGCTCCCTTTGCCAAGAGTAACGCCACGGCTTCAGTGTGGCCTTCCCAGGCCGCTAATATCAGCGGAGTATTCCCGTATTTATCCGCAGCTTCAATATTTGCTCCCTTTTCCAGGAGCAATGCTACGGTTTCAGTGTGGCCTTCCCTGGCCGCCACTATCAGCGGGGTATTGCCGTTGTTGTCCGCAGCTTCAACCTTTGCCCCCTTTGCCAGGAGCAACGCTACAGCTTCAGTGTGGCCGTTCCTGGCCGCATCATGGATATTCATTTTTTCTCCTTTGCCCTTGCGGGCATTGCAGCTATCTTCCCTATAAAGAGGGAACTGAAACAAGCGCAAATCAGCAGGTCGCCCCGGTACTTCGTCTTCCAAGTACGAGTTTCTTTCGTCTTGCGCCCACGGGCAATCAGTGACGCAAAGGATTGTTTGACAGATAATGCGTGCATAATCATAATGGCCTCCTCAACTCTGCCAATGCCCGTGTTAGCTCCATTGATAACCGGCGGAGCCGGGCGGTATGCTTATTGCCAAAATATTCATTGCTATTGGCCATCACAATATCCGCTTGGGCCAAAAATTCACGTGCGATGGTTATCGAATTTAAAACTTTTTCTGAATTCATAACGGAAACTCCTGCGGCAAGTGCCGGTAAAATGGTTTCAGGCTATTCTTCATGAATATTGGCACGCCCGCCTCATGGCATTGCTGGTGAATATTATCTATCCAGTCAAATTCCGGCTTGCGGGACTTGGGGCCGACCGGGGTCTCTGCGCCCACGGTAATCCAGTTTATTTTATTTGAATATCCTTTTGGCACAACCGAATAGTGACCAATCCCTTCCACGTCTGTGCCTAGCAAGGCTTTATAGTGCATATCTTCATTCCCCCAATCTTTGCCAAAAGGAATAGCCGTAAAATCTATATTAGACAGTAGCGGTTCCACGCTTACCGCCCGACACGCTGATTCCGTTTGCAGCAGATACGGTATCCGCTCATCGGCCATGTCCTGGTTTTCGGCGGTAATCATGGTGATAAGATTTGGAATGGGAATAATTTCATCTGGAATAAGTTTGTTTGCTATGGCCTCTTTGTAAAAACGAGATATTACAGACTGCATCCTATCTGCCCGCTTGGTACATGTTATAAAAATGTGCCTTTTATTATATGCCATTTCAGACAATGCCAGGGCCTGAAATGAATATTGAATATCGACATGAAACAGGTCGTTCCATACCGCCCACACCGTAGGTTTTTTAGTAACTGATGGCAAATTTATTAACTCCGGGTGTAGCCGGATATTACCATTAAACTTGCCGTGGGGATTTGTTAGCCCTAGATTGTTACGAGCAATCTTAATATTAGGGTTCCAGGCCCTCATATGCGTAGCGGCTGCGCTCCAGCATTTATGACAGCCAGGGGAACAGTGGGTACATCCAGAGACCAAACTTAATGCCCTTGTCCAATACAAGCCCCTTGACAACCTCTCTGCCCCCACCATCTCAGCCATTTTGCTTAGCATTTGCTTTTTCTCCAAACATCTCTCCACTTTCGACTACCAATCCCCGGTAATAAAAGGTTGGGAGCGATGCCCTGTAAGCTCGTGAGCGTTGGCTGGTTGTCGGGATATTTGTAAACAAATATCCTATCCTCATCCAGCATGTTAAAGGTCTGTTTCGTGTACCCGTCCCTTGTCCGAATAAAGATAATCAGCCCTTCGGCGGTTTCCGTTATTTCGATTGTAGCCTGCGGATACAAAAAGGTTTTATCTGGCATATTACCTCCTCATATAGTCAATTTCTCTACCCGCTTCATGGCATATGAGAGGTTTTTCGAGTTGCACAGATTGCGAGTACATTCTGCGCCTGTGCCGATCCATGTATCATCACAGGACAGAAAAACTTCTCCCATAAAGGTAGCTGACTTCCCCAGCACAACAAAGAGAGTATAGTGTTCCCCTGTTTCAACTTCTTTCCAGTAGAACTTTATAACCTTGCTGCCTTTACGAATTATTTTGTCGTTCATTCCTCCACCCCCAGAGGTTCATTTGAAATCCCTATGTTTAATTTTGGTTATTATTCGTCCTCCTCGACGATCACATAACTCTATGATTGGTTTTATTACCAGCCCTTCTGCAATAAAATTTCCCCAGGTTGAAACAAATCCTGTTTCAACCTTGACCTGTGCGTCCAAGAGAGTACCCCGGCCTATGATGGGTACTATCTCTATGCCTAGTTTTTCAGCCACATCTTCGCAGTTGCTTCTTTCAAGCCAGGTTTCGTTAATCATTACATCAAACAGAACAAAATCCTTTTCTAGTTTATAAAGTCCTCCCCCCTTCTGAATCCCGGCCCCATAGCCTTCCCCATATAGACACAGGGGAATATCCTTGAAAATATCTGTAAATTTATACACAGGTAACAATGCCTGTATTTTCTCAATTAATTGCCAATGTATTTGAGCGTTGTCTGTTTTCCCTTTAATCAGAACCTTTACTCCGTCCCAAATAACTCGGATATTCGTCCCATCAACCTTTTCAGTAAACAGCCATTGATTATTTTTTAGATAATCAAATTCAGGTACTGAGTATTCCCCGAACAACATTTTTTTACCGTCAATTGACCGTTTAAATATTGAATTAATCTTATGATATTCTTTCATTTTCCCCTTGCTTTCTCGATAAAATATCGCTTCCAGCATTCAGAATCTATGTTGCCACATCCCCCCTTCTCGTGGGTACAATCTTCTGGACATTTGCCGGTTTCCGAACTTAATATTTCACACGCCAAATCCAGCGCCCGCTCTAAGTCAATGGCTAATCTGGCATCTTCTGGCAGTTCAATCTCCCTTATCATGTTTTATCCCCCTTGCTTTCTCGATAAAATGCAGACCGCTCATCTATTCCTGGGAAAAGTCCCTCGTGCAAGTCTTTTGCCCGGACAGTAACTCCAAGACCATCTTTGTTGACCATAAAATTGGATGCTCTTTCATATACTCTCCTTTTCAATACCTTTGCTCTCCAAGGGCTTTAATAGCTTTGATAATTTCATTAGGGGAACGATTTTCCACTGCTGCAAGAAGGTTAATCGCATCGGCGAGTCGAACGTAGGTATCTACATAATCATTCCGTTGGGGTAAGATCAATTCAATGGTTTGCCCTTCATCATCTTGCTGCCCCTCAAATACAATAAGCCTATCATTGGGACTCTGGCTATGTTTCCATCCTTTGCAACGTAGATAAGGCGTAATATCTTCTATTCGTAAACTCGTTAAAGCAATATCTTCAGCGGAAATATTTTTCATTGAAGCCCTCCTGTAGCCTGTACCGCTATTATTTTAATTAAAATGGAATTTCCACCACCTTCGGCTCTGTAAAGTCACGGGCTGCCCTTGGTGGCAACTCAGTTACCGTCTGCACGTACATACACCCCTTCATCCTGTGGCGTTCTATTCCGCTCATTCCAGCGCTTACCTCTCTACGAGATTTACGCCCAGGGTTACTACAGGCCATATTGTGGCACTTATCCAATCCCTGTTTTTGTAATTCAGCCTGCCACTTATCCCCCAAATGTGGGCATTTCACAACATATTCCGATGTTACGGTTTTTTTAACCTTAAAATTTTCATGTTCCTCGTCATTTATCCCCGGATACGAACCCATTTTATTATAAAATTCAACGTGGGTTAATCCCCCTTTATATTTTCCTGTCCAGGGATAATATTCTATCTCTTCTGATTTTTGATATAGCAACCAGCCAGAATTTTTGCAGCACGGGCAATAACTGTTTTTATCTTCCTTTGGATTCTCTTTTTCCCTTAACTCCCGGTAAATTCGCTTAAAAATTTCAATGTCTGGCAATTTACCGTATGTCGTGATCGCCGGAACCTCAGAGGATAACTTTGTAAGTGCTGATTGAGTTAGGTTGTAGTCAAAGGCGAATAGTATAGATTTCCAGCCCTTGGCACTAAGCGGTGCTGATTCTACACAATGATATTCAGTAAGGATGTCTGCCAAAATTTCGTCAGCCTGTTGTTTATTCACTAATCATCCTCCATAATCTTTTTAAGAGCAGCTTCCCTACGTAAATCTTTTTGGGTTTTTATAATTTCGGTTTTTATTGGGGTATAATCATCATCCCACCCCTTAGCCCGTAACCAGGTTGCAGGATACGGGATATATTTACCGCTATCCTTATTCCAATCCTCAGATTTTTTTGCCTGCTCAATCGAAGTAAGAATCTTTGAGAGTAACTCAATGGAGGGCTTTATCACCCGCCATGCTTTTTCTGCATCCCCTTTACTCTTTTTTTTTGGATATGCGATCCAAAAAGATTCAAATTTTTCATCCACCTTTTTACTATCTTTTTCAGTATCTATTTCATATTCATATTCATATTCAGTTTCAGGTGTTTGGTTAACCAAAACATCTTTTTTGGTTAAGCTAACTGCTTCATTTTTAATTAATTTAGGATTACCACCTAATTTCCCAAATTGTTGTCTTTTTTCACTTAATTCTTTATCTTTTATCATCCTACGGCTCATTATGGTTATGTTTTGGTTATCCAAAAAAAGTCCAGAAGAAATTTTATTTTTTAATAAAAATTTTAAAATTTTTTCTGTTTTTTTTCTATTTTTTCTTAAAACTTTAGACCACTCATCTAAAGTTTTTGTAGCTGAACCTCCACCCCAAAACAAACGACAACATATGCGTATCCACGCTCCCTCAATTTCTAAGTCTTGATCGTCAAGGTCTCGTGTCCAGTCGCTCGGATAAAAAAGAAAGGCCGGGGTTTTTCCCATAAAAAACCTTCCTTTTATGCGGGATATTTTAAGTATAAAGCCCGTAATTTTTCTACCGCTAATGGAGAAGGCTTCCTCCGTCCATTTTCCCAGAAGTAAACCGCCATAAGACTTACTCCAACTTGGCTTGCAAATTTTTCTTGACCCAAGCCCATCCTTTTTCGTAAAGCCTTTATTTCTAAAGCTGTCATTATATCTCCTTTATAATTTACCTTTACAGTATATATATAGCGTAATATGTTATCAATAAAAAAATAGCGTTACCGTGCAAATATTTATAGTGATATTGGCGTTACCGCTACATTTGGCGTAGCGTATATTATAAATTCAGGTCATGTCTAAAAAGTTTGAGACATGTTGCAGATTCGTCTTTTATATCGGCCTGGCCTTCCTTACCAGACAAGCGTTTCCGGTAATTATGGTTTTGTTCTGGTTATAACCTGGTGGTCTAAGGGAAAAGTCTTATTTGCATTTTATTCATCTGAATGGGTCAAGTACCAAATCCCCCAGCTTGGTGGAGCAGCTTATCATTCTTTCAACCAGCTTTTCCGGGAAGGTAGCATAATGCTTTTCCCTGTTAAATTAATAGAGCCGGATGCAAGAATCGAACTTGCGCCTCCCGGATTCTGCGGGTGCTCTGCATTAAACTAATCCGGCGGTTATGGGCGGGCTTATTTGTCAATCTCTCTGAGGTTCCCCCGCAGCCCACTCAGTTCAGCCGGTAGCTATCCGGCATCTACCTAAGTAGAAATTAGCCCGTGCTGTTCATGTTTTTGGCTAAATTGTATAGCTCAGACGAAAACAGGTTGTTCAATTGGAGAGTGGCCTGGGTAATTACCCCATCAACGGCAGCATGAGACAACGTTGAATTATCATAGTCTTTCACTTCTATTTGGTTGCAAATGACTACTACATTATTTAGAATGCTGCGAATCCGGTCATTAAGCTGTGGTTTTTCTTCGCTATCGCTACACGGTGGTGATTTAGGCTCCTGGACACACTTTGTATTAAGCTCCATTAATTTCACCTCTGATAACTCATATTTCTGGGTCAAAAACTTCCAGTTATCAACCAACGCATCCCAAATTTTATGGAAACCCTTCATGCCCCGGATATCTATTTCTGGGCAGGCGATCAACAGCCGATAACACCGTCCAAAATCATCCCCATCATGTGGGTATCCATTTAATTGCCGCATAATAGGCAACCCTAAATATCTTCTGGCTATATTACGAGATGATGTCCCGGTATCACCACCGGAAAGCCAAGCTGCCAAACTTAAAGATATTTCAATTAGCCCCTCTCCGTGTTCGTCAATGCGACTATTTGCCCTAAGCATTTCTCATCCTCCGGGCGGGCTCTTCCAGCAGTTTCCCCGACTCCTGGTTTAGCGTGAGGCTCTCCCCGCCGCAAGATATACCAATAGCCTTAAGCTCGCTACACCCTGCTGCGTTTATCCCATCCGGTAGTTTCTGCTGCCGGGCCTCAAGCCGAAGTTGTATATCATCGCCCCAATTATTGTATATCCAGTGCCAAAAATCCGAATTGGTCTTGCAGCCGATGGTGAAAGTCAATAAAGTCAATATCGGAAATATCTCTTTGTCCCCCCGATACTGGCTTTTTTTGACCTTGGTAATCATCCGATTTTTGAGGGCTTGAGGCATGTTTTCTCCAGTCCCCCATAACGAAATGTCGAATGATTCACTGGTAAGCGGAACATCCCCGACCCTTACCTCAAAATCTTCGCCGGTTTCAATATGCTCCACTGATATTCCAAGCGGGGCAAGAATTGGCATGTGTAAATCTGCCCGGCACTCAAAAACAAGGTCAACATAGATATTGCCGGTAATTTTGTACGGCTTGAATTTTACAAATGTAACATTTAATCTGTCTTGCATAATTCCCCCTTAAAGTTAATTCCCTGCGGGCCGGGTCAAAACCGGCTTGCCAGTGGTCTACAATCCCTCCACCCTGTTCCGGCAAGGTGGCCGGGGTTAAACCTTAACCGAGTACGCTCGAACCCCCGGCATATTAAATGCCGTGGTCAAACTGCGGGCCTGCTCTCCCAGGAACTTATCATTAGCCTGGATAGCACACAGGGGAACTTTCCCCGCCGCCACCGCCTGTACCAGCTTCATTAAATCGTCTACCTGGGCCTTCCAGATGGTTCTACCACTAACTCCGGCTACCGGGGCTGGCTTGGCTTGTATCACTTCCGGTATATACGGGGCAGGCTGCTCAATGATGGACTGGGCAAGCTCTTTTTCCCCCGCCTTCTCAGCCTGCACCGCAGCGGCAAGTCTCTCTTCATCTGCCTGCCGCTGCATTTCCAGCCGGATTTTTTCGGCGGCCTCCCGCTGTTTGCGTTCCTGCTCAGCTTGATAAGCAAATATCTGCTGCTTCAGCCGCTTTTTCAAGGCAACTATCGGAGAATCAATCTTTGCAGAGGGGCCGCTGATAAATGCGGCCAGCCGGGAGGTTAGCCCTTTGTGCATTTTGTGGGCCTCCGCAATAATATCTCCGAAGGCTTCCTCTGCTGTTTTTTCTATAAGTGTCGCTGTTTTTACCCCAACCCCAGCATAATCGGCGCTGGCCTGGTCGGTTACCTGGTGGTTGGCATAAGCCGCTACGAGGCTAGAAATGCTTTTGCTAAGCGATTTCTCTGCCTGCTGCAAAATTGATTCGTGTTCCGGCAACAAGGCTATTGGCTGCTGCTGTACTGCGGGGGTTAGTGCATTATTCATAAAAAGTTTCCTCTTGATTTTGGTTTACCAGGCCATTATTCATCTTCCAGTTATAGATATTTATGGTCTGCTTGAACAAATTCCAGTTGTTTAAAATATGTTCCGGCTTACACTCTACCAGCCGGTATTTACCATCTTTGCGTAAATAGAGCGTGAATAGCTTGTCAGGGGCCACCCCGTAGCACTCATGTAGTAGCCCCCGGTAAGCGCAAAGCTGGAGATTATGACTTGGGTGCGGCACGCCGGTCTTAAAATCAAGCAAAGCCTGTATCCGCCGTTGGGTTTTGTCGAACACCCCCACCCCAAAATCATCCATAGTTCCGGCAAACCGGAGCGTGGGCGAATACATCAGCTCCTCGTGATGCTGAGATTTGTATTCGGTAACCGCTATAAATTGCTCCCACGCTGCCAAATACGGTAACACTTCCGGCTCGATAAAATCCCGATCAGTAATCCCCCGGTTGAATTGCTCAATAGCGGTATGCACCCGTTTACCGAGTTCCGGCCCGGTGGAAAAGGGGCTGACCTCGTAAAGGCCCACCCCCTTGATAATTTGAGTGACTGAGGGCAGGATAACATCCCCCAGTCGGTAGATGTGCGTTACGGGGTCAAATGTGAAGTTAGCCATTGGCCGGCTTCCCCTGTTGCAAGTTGGCCTTGATGCGATTCTTTTCGGCCTCAATCAGGGGAAAATCCGCCCCGAACACCTCCTGGAGGTTTTTGCTCTTTGCATTCCAGTAGGCAGCCAGCCCCGCTAGGTCAAGGTTGCCCA